AATCGATTGTCCCCGCTTTAGTCAATTTGGCAAAGGACAAAGAAGTAGTAATACAGCTTTGTAAAGAAATACTACCACGTGTAAATAACACATTTTGCGCATACAAAGAAGTAGAACGTGAATACTATGATAAAAATGATCAGGATAAAAACAAAAAGCTTAAAATGAACGAAATAGAGGATATAGCAATACTAGGTTCTTCTCATAAACGCTTTGGATACAATGAGCCTATAGAGTTTGATTTTGGTATATATTACGAAACGTTTAACGGAGCAGACAAACGTATCATAAAGTGCGCTGTACCTATCAAACGATATACGTTTAATCTTATTGCAAAATGTGTCACTTACTATTTGACGCACCCTAAGAATGATAGATAAAACGATTTGCCCCCTATTTAATCACATAGGGGGCGTTATGGTAGCACACCTATGCGTTCCCGTCGCGCTACTGATTTAGACTAAATAGGTACGATATTTGATATTTTGATATAAACATATTGCTGGTTGTTAGGGTGTCGAGAACTTGCAGTAGATAGGCCGCCGCTTAGTAATGTGGTTTAGGTACTATCCTAGTCCAGGGTAGTACTATTATCTTTAGGTTTATATCAATCCGGTAAGTACGCTAGGTTAACCTAGTAGGCCGTGTAAAAGCACGGGGTATATTGGTGTATATACGCATGTATAGGGCGTATGTTAGTGCGTTGTGAGAGCAGCACGTATTGAGTGTATTACGGCGTTATTTCCGTGCCAATATATCAATACGACGTATGTTAGGGTAGCTTAAATACCTAACATGTGTACGGATAGCAAATAACAACCCTTGCAAGGGTATTTTGTGCGGTTAAATTGACGGACAAAGTGCGCCTTGTCGGTACGTATCACGGGTGACGTATGTGCGTATTTGGTCTCGTTCGTTCGGGGCAAAGGGACAAAAACCAAAGGGAATCTGGCGGGTGTGGTGCGTCCGGCTAGCTGTATTGATAACGGCGGCCTTGTGCCTTGTTAGTCGCCTGTTTCTTATTGGCTTCATTAAATGCGATTGATTATGTACAAGAATAAATTTAGTAACTTGAATAGGAAACTATCTATTCAAAAAGAAAAGGCTTTAGAATCTGCTAGAAAGTCTCAAATGGAGTTTTATATTGAGCTTACCAAAGAACTATACAATTCTAATAAATTAGATTGTAGCAGGGAGTCGGATAAGTGCAGGCGTAAGCGTGTTAGTTACATGGCAAACAAATTGAGACAGTAGTCGTTTGTTTTTATTTGATTTTAAAGTTTTGCCCTTCCGTATTGTAGTGATATAAGACGGAAGGGCTTTTTTGTGCCTATATTTTACAGAATGATAGCATATTCATATGTTTTGCTTACACATAAAAGTGTTAAGGTGGTAAATTTTAAGCCCTGATCTAAAATGTGTAAGTAAAATGCTTTATTATGTATCATTCTGTATATATTTATATCCATGCAGGCGGGTATATTGTGCCCTTATGTATGGTTTCGTGCGTGAATCGATCCTAAAAGGTATATAATAGGCGGTACTTATTGTATATTTTTTATCTATATCTGGGCTTATCTTTCCTTAGAGGAAGCTCTAGGGATTGATATATATTATATTATTGATACTCAATTTATTATATTATTTGGGCGTAATTTTAAAATCGTGGTTACTTATTGTATATTTTATGGGATTAGTTATATATTTCGTGCTTACTTTGTTTTGTGGGTATATGGCGTTTTAGTTAGGGCGGTATGTTATAGCTACGGGCGACGCCCTGCCTTTAATCATAGTTCTTTTATTGGCTTTATTATCAATACATTGCATAAAGCAGATATATAAGGCAATCAAGAGCAAAGACCTCGATATCCTAGACTGAACGGGCGTTCCACGTGGAACAATCGGGAGGAAGGTCTCGGGTTTTATGCTGTGAGTTGGTGGGGTTGATTTGTTTTGCTGGAGGGTGCACCTCCAAACAGGGGAAATCAAGAGGAGTCAAGGGAAACCAAGGAAACAAAGAAAACCCCTTCAATCAACAAAAGAAATACCTTCCAATCAATGGGAGTATCTTCAATCAATAGGATTCCTTTCTAAACAGGGGTAATACTTTACCGTTAAGTGGAAACGCAAAGCGGTTGCGAGCGATGGTGGGTAGGGTGTTATTGGTGGTAGATATTGTCTGTTGGTGTGGGAGTGATGCGGAGGGAACCAAGGGAAACGGGCGGCGGCGATGGCGTGGGGTCGGCCCCGCTGGTCGTCCGTTCCCTGTTCTCCTTTGGCGTTAGTGTAATATTAAAAATCTGATAGTGATATGACGAAAGAAGAAGCAAGAAACGTATTTGGCGGTAGTATAGTAAATAATCTGCTGTCGCTAGGGGCTGAGCCTACCAACGTGGTAAGGCAAGACGGGTTGATAGAATGGAAAAGTGATGGATATATAGAGGTAGGAGGCGTACAGGTATGGGCTTACTATTACTTTGAGGATGGAGAGGATGTTGATAGATGTGATTGGGCGGATCATATGGAGATAGAGGTAGAGGAATGTTGGATTTAAAATCGGTTGATATGAGATTCATGTATTTAACGGAGCTTAGAGAAAAGGATATATACGTAGGCGACAAGAAGTGCAAAAGAGTAAAAATATATGTAGGCAGACCGTTGAGGGATACGCCTAAAACCTATAAACAAATAGGCGGATTTGTAGCAAAAGAACTATCCAACGCTTATAACAGCGGTTGTGTTTCCATCTATGAAGCAAAGGATAAAACGCTCAGATATTCGGTTTATCGAGACGGTTGTTTTTATCCTTATTACGGGAAATTAGAGGTGGCAGAATAATACCAAGGGGAACGGGCGGCTGATCTGCGTGGCGATACCTTCGCTGGTCATGCGCCGTCCTGTCTCGTGGGACGAGCTTAAAAAATGAAGATATGAGAAAATTGCAAAAAGAACTTTTAAATAAAAAGATGTCATTGCATCAGGCTCTTATGTCGATGGATGTATTGAATCCTGATTATGACAAATTGAAACGGGAGGTGAATCGTTTTGACGACATATACGATAGATATATGTCGTGTTGTGGCTATACTAGATACTGGTATATAGCTGGGAATAACTACTACGGAAATTATCATGTGGTTGGTGTCTGGTTGAAAGGCGATCGTGACACTTTAGAAGGATATAAGTTATATACCAATAGAATAGAGGCTGAGTTAGTATATAATCATTTAATAACTGATTGACATGTATAATATAGAATTAGAGGCTATCAATGGAAAGGGGAATTAATGTAAAAGCCTTAATATTTAAGGGTAAGAAAGAGATTATCCTATATGCGGATGCCATAGGTACGTCGGATCTGGATTCCCCGTATATAAGTATTGACACTGAATGGGTTGGCAGGATATTCAAGCATTTCCCGGAAAAAGCGTGGAATAATACTATCATAAACATGAATATATGTGTTGAGTACGGAACTGGTGATATATGGTATTCTAGGGTAAGGACATTTGAGGGAGGCTGTTGTTCGGAATATATTCTTACATCTCGAAAACCTAGAAAGAATAACCGGAGAGAGTTTGTGAATAATCCCGAAGATCAATTATTGGGTTTTGATACGGTAAGGGAGATTGTATTTGGGATGGAGAAAGAATTGAGCATTGATGAGAGTGTTAATGTGAAATTCGATTATGAGATTATTTGAGGTGGTTAATGATACCAAGGGGAATGCGGGCGGCTGTGGGGAGGCTGGACAGGCCTTGTCGCCAGCGCCGTCCCTTTTCCATTGGCAACAATAGGAATAAATATGGACGAAATAGAACTACTAAGATTACAAGATGAAGCGCTATCTTACCTTCGTGATAATATTACAAAGGATGAGGCGTATTATATCCTTACGACCGATAAGGATATAATAGAGATTCTTATAGCTGATAAGAAGGACGGAATCAAACGTATCAAGATTCTTGATATGGAATATACTGTCGAGAAGGATGATATGTTATTGTTATTCGATACTGATGGGATAATAGACGAATGTCTTTTGGTTGCCACATACATAGGGGTAAATATGTATTTTCGCAGACAAGATGTCAACGCTATTTTGAATAATATCAATAGAGAGAAAGTTATGAAATATCCTTACATAGCTATTCAGTTAGATAATATACAGACTGTAGAAAAGCGTAGGGTTATATTCGAGATAACCGGTCATAGGGTGGATTATGATAAGGTGGATTTTATGTTTGTTTATTTTATGGCTAGAATATTATGAGAGCGAGAAGGACTGTGAAAGAAAGAGATATTGTGAAGATATTGGTATTCGGGTATGATAGGACGCTTATAAAATCCATTAAGGATTCCGGATTCAGAAGTATGTCGGATGTAATATCGTACGCCAATAATATGGTCGTGGATAAGCCCATTGATCATATTAGGGTGTCGAATGAGGCTCGTGGATGGTGTGGGTCATATACTAATTATGGTAAAAGGATAGATTAGTTTGATAGGAGGATATGATATGAGAAGGATTATAAAAGAGAAAGACGATATCAAGGTATCTATATTTAACGGGTGTAGGTTGGCTCGTGTTTTCATTGATTCTGGGTATAGGAATATAGCTATGGTGATAGCCAATTGCGGTAGAATAGCTAATGGTTGTTATCATATACATCATATTGAGGTGGTAAATATGGATAGGGAATGGTATGGCACATATACCGCTGATGGAAAGAAAATTAATTAATATAAATAACATCATGAATAATATCATAGAGAACAATGATGGGGTAAAAAGAAAGGTAAGGGTATATGATTTCGGCGAGAAGGTCGCTGATAGATATACTATTGTATGCGTAAGTGACAGGAATAAAGATTCAAGAGGAATCTTATTTTATCCGATGTTCACTTGTAACGAAAACCCGTCGCATCCGCAAGGAATAGGGATGTATGTAGGGGACTATTATCCTCATAAGGGAGGTATGTACAACTTAGGTAGAAGGGTGAAGGATATAATGTCTTTGCCTAAAGAAGTGATTAGATACATAAAATGGGTAACAACAACATGAATGAAATAGTTTACAACAATTACGATTTGGTTGCTTTCGAGCAGAATGGAGAAGTGGTAGTAGCCGTAACATTCTACAGGTATTACAAGAAGAAAGCTAAGGGCGAGGTTAATTATAGATGGAGAACCAGATGCCCGGAGTTGGTGGATAAGATCGTAAAACACCGTACCAAGGTATTTACCGGTCAACTTATCCAGTTAGCGAAAGCGTATGGGGAGAAAAAGGTTATAAAATATCAAAAGGAGGAGGAAGGAGTATGTCAAAATACGATAGAGACGCTATAGAGATATATATACTGGATCATATAGATACAGATAATTATGGTAAGCAGTTTAAATACGATAGGGAATATATGTCTTTTATGCTTAGTGTATTCAAGGATGAGTATAAAGAACATATCAAAAGGGATGGAATTAAGAAGGCTTTTGAGGATTACATAATGAGCGTTCCGTCTATATTCCGGATTCATATAGCGGATTGTGATATTAGATATTTATTACGTTCATGGGGAGTGGAGTTTGATGAGGATGATGATGAGATATACATCTTATACAAGAAGATCATAAGAGAGGTCTTTTTTAAGATGTGTGAGGATATGAAAGTTTGTTAATGTTGAACCAAACCTTGGCGGGGCGGAAGGATATATCATGATCGTACGTGTACGGATATGATCCGGGGTCGGTTCCCGGCGCCTTGACACAACTTAATTAAATATAGATAATATGGACAATGTTTTAAAAAGAGCGGCAGCGGAACTGAAAGAAGCCGGTTGCAGGGTTTTTGCGTGGCAGGATGATACTTATAATAGAAGTTGGAGTAAGGGTGATTATACGATGTTGTATTACGCCTTCCCTGATTCACCCAACATCGGGTATCTGAGTCATGGGGAATATGGGATGAGCGTAGCGTATAGTAGAGCTTATATACCGAGCTGTGGAAGTGGATCGGGGTGTTGTGTCAAGGAGGAAGCTACGTTTGACCTTGAGGCGGCGTTAGACGTGCTGAACGGGCCGTTACCTAGGTGGTGTAGGTCTTATGGGGTTTATCCAAAGCAGTACGATAATATTGATAAATGGTATAATAGCGATAATCATAACAAAAAATTATTTAAGGAGATTTGATATGGAGGTAAAAGATTGGGAAAATCTGGTTTTGAATACAGAAGTAGGATCACATTGTTTTGTTACGCTGATTGATAATAATGACATCAGTAGAGGTTACGCGCAGATCAGACGCGCGGAACATTTCGGGTATAACATCTGCTTCACTCGGTTATATGGGAATAAGTTTTATTTCGAAAAAATAGAGGAAGGACGTACGCAACAATACATCAATAGGAGAAAATAATATGGTGATAGAATTTGATTTTGAGATATACAAAAACGGAGATTACGATAAGGTGTATCTCCGCAACGGGAAAGAGCCAAGAGTATTATGTGATAATGGGAAGGGAGATCGCCCTATAGTCGTGATGGTTGAGGATGATAACGCGAATGATTATATTATTCTTCGTTATAACGAAACTGGCAGGAGGAATATCAATGGTCAATCGAGTCTTGATCTCATGTTATCTGTAAAAGAACGGAAGCCAGAATTATGGGTTGTCGTTATATCTTACATGGATAATAAGGATAAGAGGCAAAAGATGGTCTTGCCTAATTTTTTCTCAAGGAATATAGGAGGAAATATATATCTTCAAGGAAGCTCTAAATCGAATGTATCATATTATGTTGGTAGGTTAGAAGAAGATGGGTGCTTCGATGAGCTGTGCGAGAAGATAAGGGTAAAAAGAGATCGTATTTATAACATGGAAATAATATCACTATCAGATGACAAGGCGACAGTTTAATCAGTTGATAAATGAGCTAGACGGCAAAAGCCCGTTTATCGTATTACATAGGGATGCCGTTGCGCCTAAATACGTGGGCGTGGAGGTGTCGAAGGATGGGATGGTATACAGATATGCGATAATAGGGATAAACGATGAGTATAAGGCTAAAAAAGCCCTTATTTCGAAAATATTAGGCATAGCTAGTTACCTAAATGGCAATAAGCCCTTAAAAAAGGGTTAATTAGATGTATTTATGGCCTGCGGCATCATATACGATATAATGCCATAAATGACGTTGTATAGAGGATATGTATGATAATATGATAGATAACGCATTCGTGTCTTGATATCATAATATTATGCCATTATATCCTCTTTTTGTATAAAAAAGATAACAAATGATACAAACATCTTGAATATGGATGAAATTAAGATAGGAGCTGAAATTGTATTTAATATAACCGGCAACCATAATATAGGATATGCCAAAGGGGAAAAGTATATCGGGACGGTGTTAAGCGAGGATCACCGATCACGTCTTTATGTACGGACAATAGGAATGCCTAGGGCTTGTATTGATGAGCGGGATGTAGAGTGGGTTATTGATCCAGATGGGGATTTTGATATGGATGAGGCGATCCCGAATCCTATGGCAAGGGAGTTGTATAAGTTGATGGGTAGGTACGTTTATACGTTCGGTAGGTCTCATGAAAGTATCAATGGCTATATCGTGTACGAGTGTATGATGATGGACAGGGATTTAAGATATAATGTTATGTATGCGTTGCATGATCATGGATTTGAGATACGGCATATTGATAGTTATTCTTGGTGGATGACCAATGAGAGGTTAATGTCCGAGGTAACATACACGGAGGGGGATATTCATATAATTGTTCATGAGTGTATGGAAGATTATGTGGATAATGTGAAATTCGGGGAGGAGTTTTATAAAAACAAGGGAACGTGATAAGATACTTACTTGTGATGACGATGATAATATTGACACCACCAAAAGGGAACGGAGGCATGCCCCTCGCCCCGAAGCCGGCAGTGGTCGAGGCACGGGTATGGGATAAGCTGGCGGCCGCCCTATCTTTCGTGGAGTCAAGGGATGACGATCGGGCGTACAACGCCACTTCAGGGGCGTTAGGGAGGTGGCAGATGAAAAAGGTGTATGTAGATGAGGTTAATAGGATATTGTGTCTTAAACGGGAGAAAAAGCGGTATAGATACGATGATAGAACAAATCCTATCAAGGCTAGGGAAATGTTCGAGATATATCAATCTCATCATAATCCGAACAAGGATATAGATCGGGCTATAAGATTGCATAGGGGATTACATTCTCCCAAATATGTTAAGGAGGTTAAAAACAAATTGAGGAAATGATATGAATAAAGAAGTGCTGATAAGTATGGTCAATAGCGGTAAGATAAGATTCATTCCGTTAAGAAGATGTTCTTTATGTAATGAGTATATAGGATACAAATTCGTTAGAATGTATGATGGGAATACAATACCAGTGTTTTCTAGTGGATGTAGATGTTGTGGTATAAATATCGGGTCGCTATCAGAAAGGACTTGGGATGAGGTGCTTGATCTTGTCAAAACGGTACAAAACAAGCCTATAGATGAGAGAACGGAGGAAGATGAATTTATATTAGATAGTTTAATATAAGGAGGTGTTGTATATGAAATGGGTAATAATAAAAGGGGTTAGATATTCCAGTTCCGTAATATCAGCATTTGCGGCATATAATATGGATAACCCCTTCTTGAAGGTCAGGATAAGAAACAAGTATCATATAGTGTCTTTTGATGATGTCAATAAGATGGCTAGTCAGATGGTGTATTTAATGAACAACTATCCTGATTTCGTTGAGATAGGGAGATGGTGGATATCCAAGAAGACGGTGATGTCTTGGGTTCCCAAGGGGAAGGCCGTGGACGGATCGGGCTGGGTCATATCCTTTACCCTGTCCTTTGGATTGGAGGGAGGGACGCAAATTAGATTTGATAAAGAAGATGAATACCTAAGTGAGATAGATAGGTTAAACGAGTTGTTTAATGTAATATTATAAGGGAGTATGTTGATAGATGTAAATAAATGGATTGATAAAAACGGGAGCTTCGATGAAGCCGGCGGATTGGATTTAGTGAGGCACGGATATGAGTGGATTAGACGGATGCGTAAATTCGAGAATAAGGCAGATCGTCATACTTTTCAGAAAGTGTTTGGCAATAAAAGAGGCAATGAGTTATGGGACTGTTTTTTAGAGGTAGGAAGATCTATCTTCATATTAGAAGATAGCTATTTCCTGATTAACGACAGGAGCGTCTTCTCTTTATGTTTAGCAGAGTGTAGTGATTATGATCTATATGAGCTTGTTCATAATATTGAGACGGATAGTGATCAAGGCAAATGATGTTGTTTAATTAAAAAAAATAAATTGTTATGGAAATTAGAGAATGTTTATCGGTTTATCTAGAGAGTGGATATCTTTTTGACGATATGTCAGGAAGATTAAAGTGGTTTGAGATTGATAAGATCTTGATCAGTTTTACATATGGAGTAGTTAGATATGTAGGAACATGGGGAGGATGTAGGACTGAGAAGACATTAGATGGGAAATTATTTTATTCGTCCGAAGAATGTTTTAAAAAGGGCGAGAGCATTCCTAAGACAAGACTATCAATATATGATGTTTTTGAGTCATTATATGGGTTCATTCCAATAGGTGATGTGTGGAAATACAAAAACGGAAGAGCTGTCAAGGATAAGTTGGAATATTTTGATGTTGAAATAGATGATAAAGGAAAAATTTATTGTAAGGAAACATATTACAGAACACGTGAAGATGTGTATAAATTCAATGGCTTAACTGTAGTTGACAGGAATGGAGACATAAGGTTAGTGGAATCATCAAAAAGTAGATTAATGCTTAGTAATGATCAATTGGATGTCGTGGAGAGAATGAAAGGCATCATTGATGACATGGTTAGGTTAAAGATGATTATGTATATTGATCAAGACTATAATCTTTGTTTTCTGCCGGGAGATAAAATAGAAGATTTGACAATGGATGAAACAGATGGATTTGTGGATACCACCGGTATAGTGACATCTATAAAATCTAAGGATGTAGTGGAGTTTTATGTAGAAAACCCATTCGTAAAGATAAAGGATGAATGATATCTGAATCTGGATTGTGGTGGTTCGTGAGAATAGCCACGATCATCCCTAAGCGTGAACATAAGGAGGTACGTATGTCATTCGATTGACGTTAGGGATCTAATTATATTAAAAGAGGAGGGATTATGAAAAAGATTGTATTAAAACTGTATGAGTTTGATGAGCTGTCAAAAGACTCACAAGAAAGGATCATAGAGCGTGAGCACTGGAATGTAATGGAGCAATGTATGGATGCTTATGGCATAGACTATAAAAAGTCAATGAAAGCCTTTGAGGATATGACAGATACTAGGGTTTATAATTGGGAAGTTGGATACGAGAGATATGATTTTAGTTATGAGTTTAAATACAAGGATCCTATTTATGAACACCCTACAGATTATCATCGTGATATATTCCCTGAGAATCTATGCGGTAAATTACTGTTCAGATATATCAACAACAATATTATGCCATATATTATCAAGGGCAAGTATTTCTCCACGTCAGGTAAATATATTGATGGGAAATACAAATACAGGCACAAGTATAGTAGGGTGATGTTTGACTATGGAGATAATTGCCCATTGACAGGGATGTGTTATGATTATTATCTCCTGAAACCTATAATTGATTATTACAATGCATGGTGTACTTACCCGGATGATTTCTCGTTTGAGGATCTGATAGGGCGATGTTACGATAGTTTCTTCAAGTCCTGGTATGAGGAGTATGAGTATTGGGCTGATAATGAAGATGCGATACGTGAGGAACTTCATCATAATCAATATGAAGATCGACTTTATTATGAGAATGGGGATATATATGAACATGTAAATTGATTAAGATATGTGTAATGTATTGATTTATGATATACCCTTTGGAATAAGGGTATTCATGCATAGGGACGGGGTAATCCGTGAAGCGAAATATCGTGGCATGATAGTAAAAGATCCAGGTATTTGTGGGAGAAATATGTATGTCGAATATATTTTTTGGTTTGGAAGCAAATTGGGAGAGGGTAAAATTGAGACAAGTACGTCTATATACAAAACTCTTGAAGATGCTAAGCGGGAAGTTAATCCTATACAACATAAGATATTAGATATAAAGTCTTTTTCTCTAAGATATCTATCATGTCTTATCTGGGATGGTATACAGTTTTATGGCTGGTTATGGGATGGATCAAGACCAATAAAAAGATCGACACGAGAATCTTTAAATGCCTGTGAGATATATAGAGATAAGATTGCTTTCATTGATTATCATGGGAATAAGTATGATGCCGAATATTTCCAGAGATTTACCCAAACCGCTGAGCAATGCCGGTCGGCAAACAAACCAAGAATTGTTATGCTGGATGAAGAAGAACCTCCATATAGCGTTAATCCAACTTACATCCGGAATCTTCAAGAGATGTCAGCGGAAGCTGTGGAGAGATTAACGGAGTTGAAATGTTATAGCAGAGAAGAAGCATTCGACATCATTCAAGACTGGGCCAAAGAGTTTACAAAAAGATATAACAACTACGTTTTTGATGGAAGTTACTATAAGATGATAGATACGTTTATTGAAGAGAAATTAAGAACTATTTAAAACATATCTTATGAAAACACAAGAAGAATATGCCCGTGAGATTGACGAGATTGTTCGCCGTGATGTAGAGAGTTGCCAGATTGACTGGTTTAAGATTGATAAGGAAATATTCATGCTTCCGGAAAACAAGAACAAGACATTTATTCTCGGAACACGAAAGACAGGATGTGATTTGTTGATACTGGGAGGCACTAATTGTGATGAAAGTTATTTGGATGGGTTTTTTGGGTGTCTTGGTAATGAGAAATTCTATGTTTGCCAGCCAATATCTCTTTATAAGACAACACGAAATATCCATGAAAGACCTGCCTTGTACGCTTTTAAAATAGCGACCGAGTATTTCAGGGCGCATGGAATGGTTCCCGTATTTGAAAATTCACATTGTAAATTGATGAGATTATGAATATAGAGATAATAAGATATAGGCTTCCGATTTATTGGATTGGGGCTTTGATTAATGGTGACTACACTGGAATATCTAACGAGGAAGCGCAAGAAATTGATGACTTTGTAAAACATGCAGATGGTTGTCCAGTTGGTGTGGATTGGGGAACAGAAGGTTTTTATTCGTATAATGACGCAAACGCTATTGGCGGAACTTGTGTCGATGTTATTTTTAGCAAGTATAATCAATAGTTAACACTCAAAACTTAATAGATATGAACAACTCTATGGTCGCTCATTTGTGGGCAAACGAAAAGGAAGAATCCGCAAGAGGTAGTAATCTTTTCTTTGAAGGTAGAAGTATTTATTCTTATGGTTATCATTTTGAGGTTGGAAGAATCGTAAGAAATAAGTGTGGTGAAAAGGCGTATTTGCTTAACGATAAGTATTATTCTTCTTCTACCTGTCAACATCAACGTTATGTTCGTAGTGCAATACCAACTGGTTCAAAGGTATTTTCTGTTGGATATAATATGTCTGATGATGGCAGCATGGCTTTTATCACTAGTCGATTGGAGCTTATCAAAGAGGTTATCGAGAAATACAAGAAGGTTAGAACAAGCCTGTCTTATAGGGATGTTTGGGGAGTATTTAGAAGTCTAATGGATTATATTGAGTTCTTTAATATGGGTACTCCCAAGAGTCTTCTTAAAAAGAGCGCAAACACCTGGATCGGAACTAAACATGAGTTATCTTATGAATCGGATAAGATTAAAAGTGAATATGTCCATGAGTTAAAGCGTGTGTTTGAGGTATTGCTAAATCATCAAGCGTTAGAAACTTTAGGAACGACCAATGTGATAGTAGATGAGATTTGTGGTGAAGGAACGTGGGCTGAGTATGTGGCCAGATGTCAGAGATGGAAAGACAGTCAGGCGAAAAAAGAGGCTTTAATTTTTGAAAAAAGAAGAAAAGAAAAAGAAGATCGCAAGAAAAAATTTGAAGAACAGATCGAGATGTGGAAGTCTGGCAAGATTCTGGAGTTATATCTACATTATTATTTGGAGGATGATCAGCCTAACGTATGGCTTCGCATTAAGAATGGCATAATTGAGACTAGCAAGAATATCAAGATAGAACGAGCTGAAGCTGAGAGACTTTGGAAATTGATAAAGCTCTTCCATAATGGCAGTAAATTCCAACGCGATATGGTATTGGATACAACCGGTCACAAATGGAAGATCAATAGCTATAAGAATGATATATTGGTTGCTGGATGTCACAAGATCGCGTATAGCGAGATGAAAGGTATTGCGAGACAATTAGGATGGGATTAAACAGCTATCAAGTAACATTTGAGAGCTGTGGCGATCACTATCAGATTTACGGGAGAGACATCCAAGATGTCATGGGCGGCGTTACCGGTGGAGCCGGCGTGTATGGGTAAGGCGGTCGGGGAAGCGGGGCGTCCGCTCATGCTTTGTGGTGCAAGGTTGTATATAATTACCAAAGTTTAAATAGAATATGAAGACAGTAAGATTATCTGACTTCTCGCCTTATAATAGGAATAAGGGAAAGACGCAAGAGTTGCGTCACAAATTCAGGAATCAAATACTTGAATATTGGGGAGAAGATATTGGTATTCTGATTGGCATCACTCCGATATATAAGAGACGTTTGTGGAGCGAAGAAGTAAATGTTATAAATGATAAACAATAAATATGAAAACAAGAATATACGAAGGAATACGGCATGGTGACTGGGTAAGATGTACTCAATGTGGAGCGCAAATGCTTCTTCCATGTGGAGCCGATCAGTGTCCAGAATGTTATGGATACGGCACGTTGATGTGGGTAGACGAAGATAGGCAAGAAATGAATGTTGAACATCTGGATTGTCTTGTCCAAATACGAAAATTGGAGTTACAAGACTATTTGTCCCCAGATGTTTTGGAGATAGAGAATAATGAATATTATAAATAAGGTAATTATATACCCTTGAATATTGGGGAGAAGATACCGGGATTTTGATAGGAATAACCATGGTATATGAAAGACATTTGTGGAACGAGGAAGTTAAAGTAATATGATTATGGACGATAATAGGATAATGGAAGCGGCTAAATTGATAGCCAACTCCTCAGCAGCCTTAATACAGGCTATAGGGATGATGAGTGAGAATATAGAGAGGGCTAACAGAGGGGAATCTCTGGCTTATACCGAAGATCAGTTTATGAAACTAATTCAAGATAACGGAATAACGTATAACGATGTAATACAAAGGGGGTGGATATGAAAAACGTAGAAAGAATAAACGCATTAAATAAAGTTTATTATGAATAGAATGAAAATATTTTTTAATTACTTATTCTTTAGGGATATGGGTAATCTTGGTGAGGGATGTCTTATAAGCGCATTCATCTGGTTTATGATCATGCTTGTCATTATTGGGGTATTTTGCTTATACTAAAGATCATTTCATGAAAATCAGGATAACGTATAACAATGTAATACAAAGGGGTTGGAGATTATGAAAGACGTAGAAAGAGTAAATGCATTAAATAAAATGCTATTAAATGCGAACGTAGTAGCTTATGGAGCTATGGTTGATTTGATCAAGAGAACAGGGAGACTTGATCTTGACATGGATAGCGGAACCCATGTAGATGATTTTCCGGCTGAAATAAGGATCTTTACCGATAACGGGTTGATTTGTTTATCTATAACATCCGTGTATTTATCGGGGGAAGATAATTTGATGGTCGATGGATATGATGACGATAATGAGAAAATTGAGGGAGTGGATGTTTATTACGACCAGATAAGTGAGATAGTATATCTAGCTAAAATCATATTAGAAGAAATGGAGGGAAAAGATCATGGGGAAAGCAGTTAAAACAGATATAGAATATAAGGAAATATTAGAAAAATCACTATCAGCAATCCAATATCTAAGAATACATGGATTCTCGACGTACATGGAATCGGAGGGAATTGTTAATAGGATAATGATGTTTAAGGATAAGAATGAGATGAGGGATCGAAGGATTAAATCAATTCTATAGTGGTTGATCATAATGGTAGAGAGATATAAGTACAAGTGTATTGATGCTTATGAGGAGCCGGAGAATCCAATGGAATGGTTGCCGTGTCCACGATGCGGCCTCCGGCCTTTGGTCTGGGAGTTCGATAACGGGAGGGTTACGGCGTGGGGCTGTTGTTTGTTATCGAGTGGTGGGCAGTCCAGAGCCTCAAATACGGTAACATCCAATAGTCTCCACGCTTCTTTTATTTAGAAACCACCGAACGAAGGGGACAGGGAGGGCAAAAACAAACACACAATGAAAAAAGCATTCTTATTTATCAGTACGGCATTCTTGTTATCAAGTTGCGCAGCGGTAAAGTCTCCGGTAACAGGTTATGTCTATCAAGAGACTCAATCACCTTATAATATATAAAGGGGATCTAAGCAAAAGAAGATTGAAAGATAAGAAATTGTTTTGAGAAAGGTAAACAATCTCAAAACAATAAATAAGGTTTAGAAAGGTTCATAGAATGTAGTAAGATCAAAAATGTGAACTTCTTCAAGATCAAAAAAAGAAAAGATTTAATAACATTTAAAAATATAGAAATCAAATGAGTTTAAAAAGAAGTATGCTCAAAACATTAGCAATGTTAGCTATGGAAAGTACGATGACTGCCGATAAAAATATTTATTCTAATCAGAGATTGTCAAATGAAGGGATGAGATTCAATCCTGATTATCGACGCCCATCGACTTCTAGAGAGTTGAAAGAATTCACGATTAAAGGAAAAAAGATCTGTGCATACTCAAGAAAAGATGCAATCAAAAGACTTAAAGCAAGAGGGGAATTATGAAACAGACAGTAGAAGTAGCGATTGAATACGCAGGATCGGTTATTAGTTCGTTTGGAACAAATGGAGTACCGAACGGCATTTCTGCCATTAAAGAGATGATTGCTTCTGGTTTTAAATCCGGTGCCGAATGGCGGTCAAAGCAATCACCGTGGATAAAAATAAGCGATGGGCTACCGGATGTAGATGATTATTATCTTGTCACTGATGGAGAAAGTATTTCCATGGCTTACTTCTTTAAAGGCTGGAGCAAATTTGCCAAGTATCATAAATATCCGCATCCATTTTACGATGACGGGGTAGTTAAATTATATATGCCAATACCTCCGATCTCTTTAGCACTTGAAGGAGATAGAGGGATATTAAACATAGGTGAATTTAAGAGAAAGGAGATTGATTATGAGCAGAAGTAAGGAATATAAAGCGATAAAGAATTATATCCATAATGAGCTTGGGCTTACCATAGAGCAGTTGATTGAGATTATGGTGGATAATAAGCTTAGCAATAAAGATTTTAATGTCATTCCAAGAACAGTAGAAAAAATATTAAAAGATAAGACGTTAAACGATATAGAGATTGTTATAATAAACAAGAATTTAAATGATCGAGGATATGGAGGATAAGGGTATTTTAGATAAGGCAAGAATGGAGGGCATGAACCAAGGGGTATGGCTGTCGGTTCAGGAGCTGGCTCACGACGGGCGATGGACGCAGGCCGCAGAGGAACTGGTGTCTTCTTGTGGATTGACCGAGGATGAATGTAGGAAGCTGCAAGAAGAAAGCGAATCATTCAATGATGAGATGATTAAGTTTATTGACAATATGTTTGGACGTGAGAATATGATAAGTGAAGGCAGTACTATAAGTGAAAACGATACTATATGTATAAATATTAAGTATCATAAAATAGGGGAAGTCTTTAATTATAAAGTTGGTATGTCTGAAATGACATTAAGAGTAGATAAGTGTGATAGATGTTCGGGATGCGCTTTTGAAAATTATATATATGATTGCGTAAAATCAGGTTGCTTGGGATTCGAAAGGGAAGATGGGAAGAGTGTTAGATATACAATAGTTAATACATAATTTACAAAGCATCATGAATGGAGAGAATATAATACCTAAGATAACAGACAAACGTGGGATGTTATGGAAACAGCCCCATAGGAGATACATAGAAATTGATGAGGAATACGCTTTAATGACCAAACAAACCTTTGAGGGTCTTAGAGAATATTCAGTAACGATCCCATCGGGGGAATATGAAGGGAAGATGTGGAAGGCCAATAGAGGAGGTATATGGTATCTATATTGGTATGATCATGACGATAATCCATCAATGATCAAAATAGAGCGAAGAGAAATATTGTTACTTAATTAATACAAAATAATATGGGAGATAGAGTGCAAGAAGCCAAAGAAGAAGGCATAAGACAAGGAATATGGCTATGCATACAAAAATTGGTGGAACTGGAAAGGTTTGATATGGCAAAATATTTTATGATATCCTTTGGATTTAATAAAAATGAGTGCGAGGGGTTATTAGATAAAAATGGTCTAAACGATAAAATGGATGTATTTATCAACCGATTATTTAACGAAAATAATCATATAAGGTATTTGAAGGATATAGGATATCATAAGATAGGTAGTATATTTAAATATAATACCGGCATGGAGAAAATAGAATTGGAGGTAATAGAGATTGATGATAGCAGTTGTGATGGATGTGTATTTAATAACAGGGGTTATTACTGCATGTATTCTTGTTGTTGCAATATAGATAGAGAAGACAATACAGATGTCATATACAAAGAAGTAAAAAGATCATGAGTTTAATAGATAAATTAGAGGATTTGGTGGTTAAGGTAGATACCGAATACCAACAGAAGATGGAGGCGGTGATCCGGGAGATAGTTCCGGGGATGCCGGAAGGGAACGTGCGCCATGCCGCCGAGTGTATGTGTACGGACAGGATGGGGAGCATGATGGATATCGATATTTATATATTAAAGGAAGAGGATAGACCTTACGAATGCCATTATCTAAAGGATCTGCTGGAGGATAGGGTAGCTAGAATAGCCAAAATGCATGAGGATGAAAGTTATACATACAATATGGATGATAATTATTGGTGCGCCACATGTGGATCCCATTCTCATAAAAAGGATTCCAAGACAGGGTATTGTTGGTATTGCGATACAGTTAATTGGGTTAAAGAGGATGGGAAGGATGTTGGAATATAAAAACAAGCAATTATATAACAAGGAGGAATAAACATGGGAAGAGGTGTTAATACAGGCGCCTTGTCTCCGGTCGGCGGTATCGGGGAAATACGAATGCGAGCAAACCTGCGAAAAATAGTGGCGTACAAAGATTTCGCGAAACAGATGGTCATGGCACAATACGAATGATAGAGGAGATTGGTGATTAAAACATTAAATAACATTAAACATGAAAAAGAGTAGAAGAATTGTAAAGAAAATGAGCAAGAAGAGCCTTATCAACAAGAAGGCTCTTCGGTATATTATCGCAAACAGTAATTTATGTAAACATGCGATAAGAGAATTGGAATTAGCCGGATATAGCAAAGAAGAGGACGGTCCTAACAAATGGATGCGCGAACAGGTAATAGAAGCTGTCGCGCTGTTCTCTTCTCATGGTAACAGCGGATTCTCGGCACCATTTGAAATCAATCTCGTCAAGAAACTTTGCAGTTTTGATATAATCTCTCCTTTGAGATTTGACGATGGCGAATGGGGAAAAATAGGCTTAGACGGGAGTTGCCAGAATAAAAGAAAATCATCGATATTCAAAGAGCCGGACGGGAGTATCCGTGATGTTGATGCATTTTCAAAAGTTCCTGTAAAAAAGTTTTTATTCGCCACTCGAACGTGGACGGAGAACATCCATAAGATAGGATGGACAGGAGGGTTGTTTGAGACGGACGAAAACGGAATACTCACTGGAAGATATTTTGGTAGATGTAATGTAAAAGACTATCAGAACGGATATATGCCAAAAGGCAAGAAAGAAATACCATGCAGGGAGATAGAGATATCGCCGGACAATTGGATTATGACAGTTGAATCAAACAATGAGGCTTTGATTGAATTGTCAAAGATTTATGATATAGTCTGGCGACAATGCCCTTGCTTGAAAGGCATAATGAATACCAACGTTACACCGGAACTTGAAAGATTGGCATGCGAACAAATGAAGGGATAAACAATGAATGACAAATTTGTAGACATGCCGAAATGCATGGCGGACAAATACGAAAACGCCGACTTTATTGCCAGCGATCCCGTCCAGTTCCCAAGGCGGTATTCCGGGCGGGACGCGGAGGTCAGTGGGTTCATTACTTCGTGGCTCTCGTTCGGGAATCGAAAGGCGATCATCGGGGCGGCGGAGATGAGGAAATGTCTTGATAAGATATTTGATTTGGCAATTAATGAAAGGCTTAAATAATTCAACACAAAATCATATAAGATGATAACTTCTATAAGGATAGACGACAACAAGAAGACTCCATTTAAATATATCCAAAAGATAAAAGCGTTCAAAAATGGCTCTGAGTTTATATTCAAGCCCGGCGTGAATGTGATTGTAGGCAAGAACGGGAGCGGGAAATCAACCCTCCTGAATATGATATCGAAGTACATGTTGTGCGAGAAAAAGATGTGTTCTGAATTACCGTCAGAAGCATTGTATTTCCCGGATATATTTGATGATGACAAGGTGCTTGACGGGATCAGTATTAAGTCGGATTATATCGGGAAGGTATTCCATCTCCTACAGCAAACTGAAATGAGAAAGGATGATATATTGGATAATATCAATAATTTAAGTTTGTATATGAATGGAGCATCTAGGTCCTCTGGGGAGAAGAACCTTCATGCCATGAACTCGCTTTTTGATTTTGTGTTTAACCAAGATGAGTATGCGTTTCCGATACAGAAACTTATGGAATTTAAGAAAAAGTCAAATGAGTTCTGGGCAAACAGGATCGACAATCTTTTAAAATACTACAAAGACAATCATGTGGTATTAATGGAGAAGGATTTTGAGTATACAATCATTATGGATGAGCCGGACAGGAATTTAGATATTGACAATATCATGGATCTGTACAAAGTATTGTCATTTCATAAACCGCAAACACAAATTATAGCCGTAATTCATAACCCGGCTTTGATTTACAAGTTGAGCAAGCTGGATTGCGTGAACTTTATTGAGATGACAAGAGGGTATTTGAATAAAGTCGTTGATTTCATGAATAAATAAGGTGATTATATAAAGGATTTATAATTTATTAAAAGATAATGATATGAAAATACAAGTAGAATTAAATTTGGAAGATGTATTCGAGGAGGCTATAAACAACGAGGCGACGTTGAAAGAGGAGTTTACAAGCTCGGTCAGGTCGGCTGTAGTACGTGAGCTTAAAGAAAGGTTCAAGAATGAGTTGATGAGGGAAATATCCAATCCGATATCAGAGAAGATTGAGAATATAGCGAGAGAATCAATGAACGATCTCATCGAGAACGCCAGCGAGAAGAAATATAGATTCAGATTAAATTATATGGATGAGGAGTTGACAGTAGATGAGTTTATAAGATACAGGATGAACAAAGTTGTAGACAGCAACATCGAGACAATGATAGAATCAAAAGCCAAGTCTTTTGTCAATGAGTTAAGGAAGAGATATGATATGGCGTTCGCTGCCTTTGTCGTAGATAACATGAGAAAGCAAAATATGTTGAAGGAAGATAAGATAGCTGAACTGTTAAAGGACAACCCAAATGAGAAATAGGGAAGATGCCAAAGGAAGGCGGCGATCTGTGCTCATGACGCCGCCCGTACCGGATAAGGTCAGGGTATTGTCCCCGGCATGGTATAGGGCGGCGGTGGAGTTTCAAGGTAGGCCGGAGCAGGAGCGACTAGCCTTTTGCTCGTGGTATTGTTGTTGTGGAGGGTGTAATTTGTGCGCAGATATAAGCAAATACAACATAAAAGGGCTTAAGATATATGGAGGATAATAATATGGAGATGGAGGAACTTAAAAACATAAGTATATGGGAAAGATAATAGGAGCGAAAGTAAAAACTCTTTGTCCCTTGAAGAGCAAAGGAGGTACAGTCATAGAAAAAGGGGAGATATGTACTATAACCAAGAGTTATAAAGGATATGGTATTCGTACCGATGATTATCGGGAGATAACCAGAGTGGATAAATGTTGTGTTGAGTTTATCAAGGGGTAAAATATGGTTGATAAAACAAAAGAAGCATATTAACTATTAATAATGTTTATTTAATTTAATTCAAAAACAAAATGTCTACTTTTGTAGACACATAAAAATTACACATATGAAAAAGGGTAAATTTGTAAAGGAGTTAGAGAAGATCATCGATAGGGTTAAGGCCGAGGATGATGGTTTCGAGTATGGTGGTAAAGTTGTCTTCTATAAAGAAGATGATGATAGCTATGAAATCTGGGCAAAGAACATTGAGATGGATATGATGGTAGAGGCCAATGCTATGGCTAGTATGGATGATAAGACTTTCGCTTGTCTTATGGGTGAGGTCTATAAACAAAAGTTTACAAAGGCTATAATGATGTCGGAGGATGAGGATGATGAAGACAATTGATAAGATGACCGATCAGGAGATATATGATCTTACTGATGAGCAGGTAGAGAAATTGATCGTAATAAGATGTGCGGAGGAAGGTGTCAGGTTTATGGATGAGCCTCCAATCATGAGGACATATGACTGTAAACCTATTTCTCCATCCCATTTCTTCTACTATTTAGAAGGATTGAATATAGCCGTTCTTGATCAGGATGATGCTATTAAAATAGCTAAGTTCTTAAGTGACTTTGATCTGTACAGGACTAGATATGATTTCACCGTATCCAATGAAAAGCTATACAGCAAATTGGATATAATTAATATCAAACATACTCCGATGTTTGATACGAAAGACGAGGAGACCTATAAGTCTATCAAGGATAAGAACGATAAGATTGAGGCGGAATATAAAGACCAGCTAGAGAGATATGAGAGAAATATGAAGAAAATGAGTAAAATTCGGGTCGAGATATGGGATAAAGTAGCCGATATAAGACATAGGATTGATAATATGAACTATCTTAGGTCGCTTTTTGCAAGGGAATATCTACCACTGGTGGATAATGATACGGATAAGGCTATGATATTTTTCAAGAAGGCTTATGGCGTGGATGATGATACGGAAAGATATATTCGTGAAGGAATAAAAGATTATCCTTTGTTTAACAATAATATAGATTAAAATGCACAATTGGTTTAAATGTACGGTTTCTTATGAGACCGATGCCGAGAACGGCATGAAGAAGAAGGTAAAGGAAGAGTATTTAGTAGATGCCTTTTCTTATACCGAATGTGAGGCTAGAATCATAGAGGAGATGAAGCCATTCATATCCGGTGAGTTTAGCGTTGATATCAAACGATTCAGGATAGCGGAATTGTTTGCCATGGATGGAGACCGGTTCTATAAGGTCACGGCTGATTATATTACGATAGACGAGAAATCGAACAATGAGAAACGCAAGGCGTTTAACTACATCGTTCGGGCCAATGACCTTGATCATGCCAAAAAGAATTTCGAGGAAGGCATGAAAGGAACCATATCAGATTTCGTTGTCACTTGTATCAAGGAAGAGAAGAAACTGATGGACTTCTACGAGTTTGATGGTAAGATCAGGAATCCGGAGAAAAATGAGGATAGTAGACAGTAAAGCTAGCTACGAAACCACGTCGTCCATAGCCGAGAAGTTGATGGAGATAAGTAAAATGGAGGGTACGATTTATCGTATCCTCACATTGTCTAACAAAACTTATCTAGCTTCTAAATTAGGATATAGCAGATCGGGGTTCTATAAGAAGATACAAAACAGGAGTTTTAATATCCGGGAACTAGCTCAGATATTCGATACGATCATCAACTTCAAGGATCAAGATTGGACTGAGGGTAAGATTAATAGGCTTAAGAGGTATAGGGCTATGAGCCTTATGGAGTTCAACAAAAGTTATAAAAAGAAAAAGGCATGAGAGGTAGGATGTTACCGTGTGAGAGATGTGGGAGGATGGTAACCATAAGGAGTAAGGGGTTGTGTCCCGCGTGCAGAGCCAAGGAGCTACCGCCAAAGGAAAGGGCGGCGATACGGGTGAAGGCCAAGCCAAAGGGGAAGAACCTAGCCGTTTTCTTTGGCGCCCATGTGGCTAGATTGAGTATGACAAGGAGATCTGCTACCGGCGCATACATACCATGCCCGGGGGTAAGCAACATATGCCACTTATACCCTAAACGGAAATATAAATCAGTTGCCGAGGATAATGATAACATTATCTACTTGACGGTTGATGAGCATGCAAAATTCGATTATCTGTTAGATGCGATGGATTTCAGCCGGCTCTTGGACGAGTTTGGCAACGTATGGCTGTTGGCAGCCAGACGGATGAGGGATCTCGCACCTAAAGTCGAGGAGGATGGTAAATTAAAAACCAGATTATTATCATGGATAGAAGAAAACAAAGATTACTTTTAGACCTAGGATATAAGGCTATAAGTGACACAGTATATAGTTATGGGACGATCATAGAAGTCATAAGCGATCAAGAATTGTTTGATGAGATGAAAGTTCGTTTATCCGAGAGACACAATGTGGCTATTGCGGATGATGGAGAGATAGGATGTTCGGCTTTAGGCAAGATTTTAGGCAAGATAAAGGACGAGAATGCGTCGTCATATTATTGGCGATCATCATTACCAGTATTAAGATCATATCATACAGATCCTAAATTTACCGCTTTCTTTGGCATATTAGACGTTTTATCAACGGTCCCGAAGAAAGATATGGTCGAGGAGGAAAAGCCTGTTGAAGAGCCTAAAAACGAGCCTAATGAGGAGATGGAGGTTGAGTATGATCTGGAGACAGAGCAACAGTATTATGCCGCTGAATGGATAAAGGATATCCCGACACCTGTGTTATATAGAATGACTGTCGCCGGCAAACGCGTGTATTATGAGATGGATGTTGATGGGTATCCTATCATATACGATGGAGCCACTAACAATATCGCCAATGGGTATTGTGATACGTCCGGAGCCTTGGAGAAATGGAAGAATGAGATGAGACTCAAGGGCAAGGACCCTGATGATTACGCTAACTATAGGGCTGACTTAGGTACTATCATGCATTATCTATTTGGGTTGTATCTGACCGGGGTTAACATAAAGCTGATCCCGACATGGATCAGGAAGGTGGTCAAGGAAGCCAAGCTAAGAATAGACAAGTATAGGATGGAGCGGATATTAGTGGATAACATTGATGAGCTAATAGAGGATCTAATATCATTTGCCATATTCTGCAAGGAAAGACATGTAAAACCTGTATTGATCGAGAAGATGTTGAGGTCAAGCAGGTTAAAGGTAGCTTCTTCGGTGGACGCCGTGGTGGAGATGGATAGCGAGCCGGAGACAGTGGAGATAGAGGTCGAGACAGGAGAGTTCTATAAGACGGGAGCCAAGAAAGGTCAGCCTAAGACGGAGAAAAAGAAGATAAAGAGATGCAGGAGGATATTCGCTATATTGGACTTCAAATCAAACAGGAAGGGCAATTTCTATGACGAGTACGCTTTCCAGCTTGAGCTATATAGAAGAATGATACTGGAGAACTACGGAAAGATATTGGAGATAGAGGAGATATATAACTTCGCTCCGGGTGATCCTACTGCAAAGACCAGCCAATATAAGCTGAAAAGACAGACCGACAACCCTATATTGAATATGGCTACCGTAGTATATCTTCAAGGAAAGTATAAGTTCGAGAAAACTAATTATACGGTTACATCAAGAATCGGATCCTTAGATATAGAAGGCGAGTTTGATGTTAATAAGTTGGTAAGGAAAGAGCCGCTGAGGGACTATATATATAGAGTCATGAATGAGAGGAGAGGGTGATGGAATTTAGGGAGTTCAATAAGAGCGTTCATCGGTATGAGCTGGATCATAGCAAACCAAGGAGGAAGCTGACGTGCCCGCAATGCGGCAAGGATAAGTGTTTTACGCCGTACGTGGACGTAACCACCGGTCAGATCGTTGGAGAGCAGTTTGGGGTGTGTGATCATAAAAATAAATGTGGTTACTTTAAATATCCAACAGGGAGCGAACTTGGGAACAATGATCTTTTTACCGATTCAAACAAAGTATTAAGGAGGTACAGACCTCCTATGGATCCGGATATAGCCAACTGCATTCCGGTAAGCAAGATGTTTGAGACGCTTAATCCTTTCGAGACATCCGATCTTCAGGATTATCTATCCAATATCTTCGGATCGTATCATACCAATAGGGCATTTAGCTTGTATAAGGTGGGGATGATGAGATTCGGGGACTGGGGTAAGTGCTGTGTGTTCTGGCAACTGGATAAGAATTGGGTAGTGCGGACCGGGAAGATAATGGACTACGGGCCTGACGGGAAGAGGGTAAAGGTTCCCATGGATCATGTATGTTGGGTGCATATACTGGACGGTCAGGATTACCTGCTTAGGCAATGCCTGTTCGGGGAGTTTCTTATCAACTTCTATCCCAATGACGCTCCGGTGTATATAGTAGAGTCAGAGAAGACGGCTGTTATCTGTAACATCGTGTACCCTAGTAGGTTGTTTATGGCCTGTGGCGGTATCCATATGCTGAAAAGGGAGATGATAGAGACATTGGGTAGGAGGCGGATAGTCCTGTACCCGGATAAGGGCGACGCTTTCAACGAATGGAGAAAGAAGGTAGACAAGGATATGAGGGGGATGAATATAGAGATAAGTAATTTTCTAGAATCAAAACCCAATATAAATGAGGGAATGGATATAGCGGATTATTTTATTATTAAACAAATTTACAATGGCAAAGGTAGTTGACAATTACAAGAAATTCAAGGTGCTTGAAATAACAAGACAGGAGATGATGGATAAGCTCACCAGATATGGGTGCTTAGGTATTTGCGATATGTGTAACAGACCTACATCCGTGGGCTATTATGTAGCAGTAATCAATCAATGGATGTGCGAGGACTGTTATAATGATTTCATCAAATCAGTTGACAGGTATGAGGAGGATATGAGAATAGAGAACAGGAATTTTAATAGATTCTGTGATCTATTTAATGTCAAAATACAAGAAAAGGCATGAGAGAGCTATCTTTAGCCCAGAAAGCTATGTTAAACGGATCCGTATGCCCGTATTGCAAGGCCCCATCCACTATGATAAATACGGTGGAGGGAAAGCAAGTTGGGTGCGAGAAGTGTGGGGCTTGGATGAGATCCGATTCTACGGGTAAACCTGTAGGTAGGTTAGCCAAGCCGGATCTCCTTAGGTCTATGGATATGGTAATGACCGAGATCAACGTATTCTTAATAAAAACAGGACAGGATAGACATGATCTTTACAAAGAATTATCCGGTGAGCTTATGATACCGGAGGAGCATATATCCCCTTACAAGATGTCTTTGCCATCATTACTTAAAATCATGAGACATATCAAGGCATATAGTGATAATCGGATACAGATATATGATGGAGGGAGGGGGAATAACTGCCCTAGGCATAAGGCGATAGCGATAGGAGGTAGCGCATGCCACGGATGTCCGGAGCATCTATTCCATGTAGTGGATAAGGTAACTGACTTGGTGGTGTGTGACGCTGACATGAGTTACGGTGATTACAAAAAATAATTATTAATAAAAATTGACAGAACATGAAAGTAATTTTCATTCACAAACAGACAGGGTTTTATGTAGGAGGATCAGTGTTTAACAAGACATGTGGTTTTTACAAATGCAGAGATAAGATGATAGAAAAAGGCATAAGCGAGGATAAGGCCAACATGCTTATTGATATAATAGGTCCGCACTTATGTGTGTGGGAAATAAAAGATGGGGATGATCCTTACGAGAGCATGAGAAGCAGACTCGGAGATAAAGCCTCATATTTAGATGGAGAGGATATTATCGTAGAAGATTATGATTATGACGAGGAGGGCGAGAATGGGGAGATCGACTGAATACTATAGGACACATCCGGAGGCCAGAAAGAAGAAGGCTGAGACGGACAAGAAGATCAACGCCAGACCTGAGCAAAAAGCCAAGAGACGGGAGTTGGGTCGTAAGAATTACAAGACCGATAAGCTGAAGGGTAAGGCTTATCGGAAAGGGAAGGACCTATGCCATACGGCTAAGGGATTAAGATATAAATCAAGATCAGCTAACAGAGGATCTAAATCCGATACGGCTGGCGATAGAAACGCACGAGGATGAACGATAATAGGATATGGAAGACATCCAAGGAAATTATCATGGATGCCTATGAGAGGATAATGAAATACCAGTCGGGAGAACTTCTCCCGGCTCGTACTGGATACGCTTATCTTGACAAGGCGTTACTGGGCGGGTTCTACCCACAACATGCGGTGGCTATAGGCGCTAGGCCCGGAGTTGGCAAATCTTATCTGGCGCAAAAAATCATGAACAATGTGATGAATGTTAATATCAACCCACAAGCGGATGATTATGTATGGTTAAGATGTGAGTTCGAGATGAATCCGGAAGACTTGGTATTACGTTCACTATCAAAAAAAATGAACAAAGACA